CGGAGCCGTCGTATGTCCAGACGACATGTTTCCAAGCTCCAGTTACAATAAACTGGTCAACATACGACTGAGCGTAGAGCCCAAAGTTTACCCCATGAGAGAAGAAGCAGAACGGATTGCCGGCATACACGCCGACTGCCCACCCGGTGTATGACGGGGCACCGATTATCTTGGAGGCAATATAGCCAGCACCAGCAGCCGGTATGTCATGGTCTGTTGTCTTAAGCCACGCAGACACCGACCAGGGCTCGTTCCAGTCTGGGTCACAGCCAGTTACTGACCCACCGGCAAGCTCCGCGTACTCGTCCACGCCATCGGTGAGGAGGGACAGCCTGTTGAATGTGGGGGGAACATCGTATACGACATCCCCTATGTCCATGTTGACCGGAGTAGCATCGTTGCTGCCCTTGGCGTCGTAGATGCGAGAGGAAGGGTCTAAGCTGTCGGTCGAGTCGCCTGGGTAGTCTCCGGCTCTCCACCAGCTCACTAGGTCTGCAAATGCGGTATGGCCAGACAGGTCCATAGGCACGCCAGCGTTGTAAAGCTCCGTACACTGCCCGGCGGTTAGTGCCGCGTCGAAGAACGAAATCTCATCTAGGTTGCCGAAGTAAAAACTTAGTGCTCCGCCTGCACCATCGTCGCGAGCGGACAAGAAGACGCTGCTCCCCGCTGTTCCAAGACGGTCGGCTGCGGCAGATGTTACTCTCTCCAGCCCTCCGTCGATGTCCACGGCGAGGGACACCCCGTTCCAGCTAATCGTGGCCAGGTGCCACGCATTGTCGTTATATGGCGCAGCGCTTGCTGCTCCGACTGGCCCCGTACTCGTATTCATGTAGGCGTAGACGACTCCGCCCGTCATGTAGATCACCCAGTCGCGATTCCCGAGACCCTCCCACTTGCTGAATAGGTCACAAGGACTATTGACCTCCGTCTTGAACCAGCAAGAAGCGGTAAAATGTTGGTCTACGCCTGATAGGGCCGCGGGTGTCCCCACGTCCAGGTAATCGTCAATGCCGTCCGTGACTACGCTTCGCGTCTCCACGTAGGGGGCGATAGGAACGGAGGAGCCCGCAAATACCGCAGACGTGCCGAGGCCGAGCCTGATCACTGCTGCTCCTCCCTGTAGCGCGTCGGTGCCCATGTTCGTGGACGCACAGCAGCTGGCTTATCATCGCCAGGGAGCACGACCCTAAACACGCGGCCATCGTCGAGCGCTATGACAGCCGATGGGTCTCGCTCTCGCTCTGCGAGAAACTCCTCGTAGCTCGTGACAATTATCATGTGGGCACCACTTCCCTCGGAACCATGCAGGCCAGTGTTCCCGCGTTAACATGGCCCGCTGCACCGAGGCCAGCCACTGTCTGCGCAGAGCCTCCAACGTAGACCTCTGTGCCGGGATTGTCGAAATTCATATGGTCGGAGGCGTTCACTCCATAGGCCACCGGGTTGGCCCAGAAGCCCTGGCCACCGGAGTCGAGCCACACTCCGTATCCAACGGCTCCCTGGTTCAAGGTGTGTACCTTGCCAAGCAGGCTACAGAGACTCCCCGAGCCAACCAGGACGACGCAGGCATTCGGCCTCTGCTCATCTGCTAGCAAGAGGTTGGCGTTGGTCCCCACGGTGACCATCCCCGTGTCTCGCGCCTGGAATGTGACGTTGTTGGGTATGCCGACCAGGAATTGGCTCAACACGTTGTAGCTCAGAGTCACTTGTCCATCGCGTCCCGCTGAGCGAAATTGGTTGTGATTCAATCCCCCTGTGTAGTAGAGGCCGCCGTCCTGCACTTGGTACGTTCCGCCGGCCAGCGAAGCGGTGAAGCAGTTCACCAGCCCGGACGCTCCTCCAGTATTGTGCGCCGCCGACCCGGTGATGCAGTGGTAGAGATAGTATGGGGTTGAGGCAACCAGCGAGAGGCCGAAGTCCACGGCTCCACCGAGCAGGGCGCAGTCTCTGACCAAAACCCCGTCCGCATATCCGGAGGCAAGGCGGTGGGCAAAATAGACCGGGCCACCTTCCAGCTTGGTTAGGTCGCTGACTACGAAGGTGTCCCCGTTCGATGGGAACCCGTTCGCAAACGTATCAGGGTTGATGAAGGTGGGCGTGGGCCTGCAAACCTTGGCTCCGAGGTCTTTGGCAATCCAGCCACTCGCTCCGGCAAGGGCACCGGAGGTTAGCTCGACAACCTTGTCAACTAGGCTGGTGGCACCGGGTCCGCTGTCGCTCCAGCTTGCCCCGGTCAGGGTGGCGTCCTCGAACTCTCCTGGAACGCACGGCGACACCGTGAAGTCATAGCCGGCGAGGTTGCTTACAACTCCGGTGTGCAGAGCCGTTCTTGTGCCCTGGATGGTCAGGCCAAACGGGTAGGAGCCGAGGATTGGAAATCCTGGCTCGTCAAGGTCGGTCTCTAGGTAAACGAGCGATGCCACGGTCACTGTGTCGTGACCTATCCGGCTGCTCCACTCTGCGAAGCTCTTGAGCGCCGTCAGCGATGTCTCCCCGTCGTTCTGGTCGTTCCCCGTCGTCGCGTTGATGTACCACTCCGCTTGGGTCAAGTAGGAGCTTCCGCTGCCGCCGATGGGCTCAACGCTTCCGTCTGGAGCCTTGGTCGCGAGCGAGTCGAGGTCGGAGCTAAAGAATAATGCCCTTCCAAGAACGGGAGCAGTAACAGAAGCGTTCGTCTTAGGCTGATACCGAGAAGCCTCTACTACTGTAGATATAGCGACCTGCGTTACGCTCAGCGTAAGCCTGTAAACGATAGTCGAGTCTACCGTGCATGTGATTACATAGAAGCCGCCCACATCCGGCGTAAAAACAGGGGTAGCGGCTGTCGTAGAAGAAAGTTCCGAGCGAACAGTGGACGCGGAGGGGGAACTTATCCCCCAGGAAAAGGTCGTGCCGGCAGGATCTACGGAAAGAGTAACCCTCTCTGCCGTGAGAAACCCCGCGAATGTATTTATGGGAGCGGTGTCCGCTGGGGACATTACCACTGAGGTTGAGTTCGCTAAAATTCCAGCCATTACGAGATCCCTGTCGTTTCCGTGAACCCGGCTAATTGCGTAAGCTTACTAGCTCCTGGGTTTAGCTGCGGTGCGCCCGTTCCGCTGGTGCTGCGCAGCTCCTCGATAAAATTTCTGTGTAGAGAAAGGAGGCCCCCAAGCGCTACGCTCATACTATTCGTACCATCGGCTATAAGGTGTGAGGGGGTGGCAACTCTATGATCCTCATACGCTCGGAAAGCGTCGGCTAAAACGGCTATCATTTGGCGCATCTCTCGCGTTCCTCCTGCCACGTCTGACGCTGGCAGATTGTTTAGGTCTGGAAACTCCGTAAGACCGCTAGCCGAGGAGTGGAAGGGGTCCTGCCCGTTCTCCATATGATTACGAAGAGACTGCCTAAGCTCCCTAGCCCATGCTGTTAAAGCCTGCGGAGCTGTAGGGCTCGACGGAAGCCTGGCGAGCGCGGCAGCGTTGATTGCGTCGGCCACACTGTGCCACGCCCCTCCACCGTTAGTCATATGAGCAATTACCTTCGTCTGAAAATCGGCGCATAGCAGCGCGAGGTCTCCGAGTAGCGACGATGACGAGCTGTCAACGAGGTCGTTTACTGATGTGATTACGGAGGATGACTGAAGGGCGATCGTCGCCGCATCAGTGCTTGGATTATATATTACGGGGGTAACGGTCTCGTGCTCTAGAGTGTTAGTCGCTCGTACCGTGTCTCCCCACACCCAGAGCGACAATATCGCAGCACCGAATCCAGCTGCCCCCACTACGCTTTCTATGCGCTGGCCGACATCGAACTCAAGAGATGTGCTCTCGGACGGACTAACTGTTTCCGTTAAGAAGCTGCTCGGGTCGCCGTCGTAACCCCCGCCATAGTCCGTAGCCCCCTTCGTGAACACGTCCAGAGTCAGTGAGTATCGTCCGCCGGTATCGAAGACGAGTGTTGGCTCCTCATCCATATACCCCTGCCATATAAGCGTGCGGCTTGTCGTTGTCCCGCTATCGAGGATCACCTTTAGGTGGCTACCCTCCGGTGCCCCAGTCGCGTATAGCCGAAGGTAATATTCGCTCGTACTTGGCGTGAACACTAACCCTACATCTCCGGGCATCGGATATGTCGGCACGGCTGTTATGGTGGCAGGCATACCTTATCCTGGGAAGATTTCCGTCACCGTGTACGAGGACGTGACGCCCAAGATAGCCAGCTTGTCGTCCAACGAGTTGGGCAGCCCCTCTCCGGTGATCCTTACCTGATAATGAAACGTAGCCGCTGTTGCCACGGCGAGGCCAGACACCGTAAGGGTGTGCCCTACCTCGTATGCGGGCACGTTGGGAGAGGTATCTGTGATTGACCCCAGCACCGTCCTTGTTCCGGTGGCTGAATTAACCTGACACACTTCCACTATGGGCATGTTCCCAGGAAGGGCTCCGTGTGGGGCTCCAGGCCCATATCCTCCAGTCAGGTTTACCGATACCGAGTCAAGAGTTGACCCAAGGAAAACATCCAGCGGTATGTATAACTCAGCCCCGATTCCGGTGCCGTTGGCACTCGTCTGGAGCCAGATGCTTTCGTAGAGTAATGCCGGAGAATAGTGCCACGCCACGATCAACGCTGGATGAAGGAGCGGAACACTCGACGCGCGCCCACTCTCCATCGAAGCCGTCTTGGTGTAAGTCCTTGACCCGAGCTTCGGCAGGTTGCTCACCCCTGTCCACGTAACAGTAGAAGTTGGGTTGATATTGACAACGGAAGCCGCCTGAGCATCCATCGTGCCAGCCATGTTGAGCGTGCTCGTTGCGTTGAGGGACATAGTGGACCCCTCCATAACGCACGGGTGCTGCCACCGGGTCTCAGCGTTAGCTGAAGCCGTGCCACGGATGTTGGTATATAGGATCGGGTCCGTGCCCCCACCCTTCAGCGCATCTCCGTCAATAACTAGCTGCCCAGACTGGACATACGATCCACCGTTGACAATATCTAACGCCCGCGGCTGTTGAGTTGCGATCGTTGTCATATGGGTCGAAGGAAGCTTCTCCCCGAAAGCGTAGCCAACCCCGAGAGTAGGATCTAATAACGTCATTTCTTACCTCGCCAACTCAAATCAGTCCTCGTCTCGTTAATCTCTACTGGTTGCCCGAGCCCATTTGGGCCACGCGACGGTAGCGTTAGGAGGTCATCCTCGACAGATACCAACCCCCGAGTCTGAAGCCTACCCGCGGACTCGACTACCGAGTCACTCGTCACCACAACGCTGGCGTCGTCCCATACGGGTGTCCACCCGGAAGCGTGGAGGTAGTTAACTACCTCCCTAGCCGTAGGGTTTCTACGCAAGTAGCTAATGGCGTTATAGACACTGAGGTCAATAACAACTCGCTGCCTGTCCTCTATACTCGTCATGGGTTAAATCCGTCGAAGTCCATATCACTAATATCCAGTAAGAACCCGGTTGCTACATTAGTCGCCCAGTTGAACGTGCACCATGCCGGCGTCATTATGTCAAGAAGGGAGAAAAGGTGTACGTTCATTAGCTCAAGAAACTCTCCGAGGCTCTCCTCGTGAAGCTGTTGTACCTCTACAACAAGATGAGACCTCTCGCTCAGCCACGCGCCACCACCGAGGCTATGGGAGACTGGCCCCGGATTGATCCCTGGCCAGTATGTCTGCGTAGGGGGATTATCTAGGTCGGCCCCCGTCTGCCTCCATATGTCTACTAGGTGATTCCCGAGAAGGGACTCGATAGCGTCGTTCTCGTTCTGCTCCGTTGGACCTACCGCAGCCATAAACTTAGCGGCACACCGCTGCCTTAGCTGTTCTCTCGTGTCCTGGGTGCGCTCCGGGACCCTAAGCACGTTAACCCAGTATTCTAGCTTGTTGTAGCTTGTCCCTGGCGTTGAGTTATAGGCCAGTCTTGCCGATGCTCGCGTAATCGCCTGCTGCCCCCTGGCTATCGCTAGGTTCTCGGTATGAACCAGTCCCGTAGACTCTTTAGAATACGCGCTGCCGCGCATTGAGCGCATCTCTAGGTACCACGTCCAGCTATACGGCACAGGACGCTCATCCCCGTCGTTGTACTTATCTAGACTGAGCCCGTATTCCCCGAGCTTTCTAGACCGTGCCCACGTGGGTAGACCGGGTGGGTGGGTAGTAACAATCGCCATCTAAAATACCTTCAGCGTGCAGGTACCATCTACATTACCAACCCCAAGCTCGTGGAGACCTACTCGTATTTCACCAGAAGGATCTATGGTTGCAATAGCTAAGACGGGGGAAGCTCCATGAGCTGTAAGAAGCGCCGATCTTCCAACCCACGGGTAGGACGTTTCGTATGCGTCTGAGTATGCAGGTTCCCATATTAGATGAACCACACCTACGCCTATCTTTACGATAGACGGCCCAGCGAAAGCCCCTACTCCGTTCTGTCCGTTGTAGGACAGGATCGATGGTCCCGTAGTATCGAAAGTAACTAGCGCCAGAGGTGCCGCCATAGAGCATGATGCCAGCGTAGATCCGGTTCGGCTGTACTGCTCTGCGTTTACGCCATCGGTATCGTTATTCGATCCCAACCGTAGCGGAAAAGGGCAGAGTCCTCCTAGCATCACACGGTCCCCGTAGTAATCACGATAGAGACTAGAGGGTCGATAGCAGCAGTCGCGGTGGCCACATCCCAGACCCTAACTCGAACAGACTCGTTTAACCCCGATACGCTTAGGTCAAGAAGCTCTACGGTAGCCAACCGAAACGATATGCCTTGCACCGTAGCCTCTGCGTGCACGATATTGACTAACCCTGAGACACTATACTGATCCGAGTAGCTCGCTAGCCACGTAAACGTAACGTCTCCGTCTCCGTTTCTTACAGAGGTAGGTGGGCCTCCAGCCATGGACAGGTAGTCAGTTGTCGCTATCGTTGGAACCCCTGGCACTGTATCGTTGAACTGGGCAGAGAAGCTTGCGAACGGGCACGTTTTCCCTACAGCCGACAGGTCAGCAGTGGCCCTGCAAAACTCCGCAGCACCTATATCGGTTCTGGCATTAACCGGACCCACTGCCTGGTAATCGATCTTATTAACATTCCCGCCATAGGTCGTATGGTCGTTTGCCCTAACCCACACCGGGAACCCTGTTGGAGTAATTGCCATCGCTATATCTCGTATATCCCGAAGTTGTTTGGCTTAAGTATCCTTGGCGCAGAGGCAACAAGGACAGGCACCGTTGGTTCCGTTAGCGACCTGTACGCCCACGCTGCGTCCGCGATCTCTGGGTGAGCCGTAACGAGCGCCCTTAATTGCTGTATCGTAAGGCCAAAATACCAACCGTCCTCCTCGAATGGGTGCCTTGCGCTTCTCGGTAAGCGGTTGGGGTCCGCGGTATTTTCTCCTGGCCCAAGCCCGTTTGTAACGGTCCTCCACGTATTACCGTATGATTCGTAATTGGAGGTCGCTGGGCAGATGTATTCTCCTACTAAAGCCCCGTTATTGTTCGAGTCTACTAGCGGCGCATCTATGGTTAGGTTGTAAAGTGGGGGCAAAGCTGGGGCCGCAACGGCTACTACTAGCCTCTTATAGAATCTCTGATCTACGGAGGACCACCATAGAATATGAGTCTGTCCAGGTATAGGCACGGCAAATGCGTTCGCATTTACAGATAGGCTAGTGCCTGAAGCAGCGAAGATTGTACTCCTGCCTGCGTCGGCAGGAACAAGGGGCGGCCATGGGGCCTGGTCTATCCAGCCCTGCCCGTTCCCTCCGGATGTCGCAGAGCTAGGTAGGTCCACGCTAATAGTTGCGTCGAAAGACTCGTCCTCTACGGACTGCACTACGATCTCCATAGGAGAAGGCATCTTCGAGAAAATCGCAGCCCGGACGATATTCGTGGCTGCGGCCGTTACTTGCCGGCTGTAGTCTCCGGTATCCGTATTCTGGTTCTTACAGAGAACTACCTTTGCGCTAGCGGGACCTCCTAGCGCTGGATATACGAACGCATACTGAAGGCTCGCGATAGCATTGAGCGATGTCTCTATCAGGTCTCCCCAGTTCCCGCCGGCCGGCACGGTCTGAAGCCTGTTGAGTATGCGCGCTCTCTTTCGCGCGTCGGTTTCTACCGATACGCCACCCGCTAGTGGAGCGCTAACCGATACTATTGCCTCTGTCTGCACTCCAACCGGGGGCGATACGAACTGAACAATCTCTCCGGCTCCCAGGTTTGCGTCCTCCCCGGTGTCGATAGTTACGACAACAACCTCGTCTCCATTGAATACGTTTAGTGCCGTTGGGGAAACTTTTCCGCGGAGCCCGTTGGGGAGAACGAACTCGGTACCATCTGGGATAGTGAGAGGCAGTGGTATCTGAGTGGTTACAACAATAGCTCCCGTAGCTGGGGACGCTGGAACCACGGGAAGCCCGTAAGCCTCCCTGATGTTATCAAGGTCTTCCCCCGTCGCGGTAAGGACGTTCATATTGTCGTCCGATATGCGTAGGTTGCTGTACTGGATTAGGCCGATATTAGAGAGGGCCGTTCCAAGGATATGCCAATCCGATCCGGGAAGAACCGGGGGGTTAGGAACACCCTGCTTAATAGCCTCAAGCCTAATATCGGTTAGGAAGTCATCCCTAATCTCTTCGGCGTTAGCCGGGACGTATATTTCTCCAACTTCAAATGGCATTAGAATACAAGCTCCAGTGGTGCGATCTCTGACTCCGGAAGGGTCAGGTCTGTATACGCTATAACAATGCTAACCCTTCCGGCGGGAAGCCTGCCGACAAGTATGCCGTCAAGCCTAAGAACCTTCTCTACGTCCGTCATCGGCCTGAAGGCTTCTTTGATTGAGTTACGCACCGTGATCTCAAAAGACTCGTCAATCTTCGGCGGAAGCTTAATACCAAGTTTCGGGAGTACGCTGCTCGAACCCTTGAGCGTCCTCGCGATAAGAAGAACGCGCTGCCGCACCCCCGGCATCTGCGCAAGCGTCCCGTTCTCCTCGAATACTTCATAGTCGCCCGTGTTCGGGTTAATGTAGCGACAGTAATTCTGATCCTTCTGGTCAGCCGGAACCGGGGAGGTTATTGGCGTCCCGAGTCCGAATGGTGAGTTGCTCAGTCCAGAGGGCATGGGATGTTAATTGACGGTGGGAAGTTTGGGAGGCTTGGGAACTTAAAAGGTAGCGGGATCGCTGGGATTGCTAGCGAAGGCAAGTCGAGTGGGAAGCCTATATCTAGGCTAATGCTTGGGGGGAAGTTCGGGAGAGTGGGGAACTTGAAAGGGAGCGGGATTGCTGGGATCGCTAGGGATGGGAGATCGAGCGGAAAGCCTATGTCTAGGCTAATGCTTGGAGGAAGGTTCGGGAGGCTTGGGAACTTGAAAGGGAGCGGGATTGCTGGGATCGCTAGGGATGGGAGATCAAAGTTACAGTTGCTCATTTCTGCGCACTAACATTGACGTACTGAGCTGCCGCAATTTTAGCAGGCGGCGGAAGTAGAGCACCAAGTGCCGCAAGTGCGGCCTTGTTCCATGCGATCAGCTGACTATCCGGGGGGACTATCCCGTTGCCAATAGTAAGCTCTCCGTTAATAAAGGTGCCCTTTTCTGTAATAAGAATCGACGACTCACCTTTGCCCAGAAAGATACCGTGCTCATCTATAATAATGGCAGCCGCCATTCCAGAGATAACGATCTGATCGTTAACGCCGTCGAGGGTCACGGTCATGTTCTTCCCGTTGGTTCCCTCGGTCATGGCTACCACCTTGTTGCCATTCTTGTCGCTACCGTAGCAAAGAACCTGGCTTGCGGCCCCAGGAGCACATGAGTGAAGCGCGGTATCTCCCGGCTCCAGCTTTCCGTATACGCCTGCGCATCGAGGGTCTCTACCACCGACGATTACCCCGTCCTGGTTACCCACTCCAGAGATTAGAACCCCCTCTGCGTTTCCCTCATAGTCTGGAGGATAGCTACGCGACGTTACTCCTAGTGCGGAGATAGTTCCGCAGTCGCCAAACGAAGCCTTATCATCCTCTTCTGAGGTGATGGGCACTGTCGCCTGCGTAGACAAAAGGTTGGTTTCCTTATCAAGGGTGGTTGCCCCTAGTTCGACTAGCTGTGGTTCTAATGCCATGGTTCTCTTTCCTTATCCGTCCTGGCTTACCTTGCCAATAATGAATGTGCCCTTCCTAAAGCACCGAAGCTCTGTCTTAGCGCCGGCCCCCGGTGAGTAGGAATAGCTTACACCTGATACCCACATCTTCTCAAAAACCTGGGTAACCTCGTCCTTAACGTGAACAATCGTATCGGGGACATACAGCCTTCCGTCTAGCGTAGTAAGCCCCTGAACTGTTGCCGTGTATACGAGAGTATCTCTCATCCTGTTCGCTAGCAGGCGGTACGCCTTGTTCTCTAGTTGATGGACGTCCTTACTCTTCTTGTCGCGCAGATATAGGAGACGGTAGAGTTTTCCCTTATCAGCCCCCGGCTGCCCTGGCTTAATCCTGCCCTTAGTGGTTACGGCTAAGATCCTTGTCTTATCTGTGAACACATTTGCGTCAAAGTTTGTGCTCGCATAGCTGCTTGGCTTACTGTCTATTGACGGCGGCGGCGGTGCCTTCTTCCCGCCTCCTGGACCCGGTTTAGCGGCTGGCCTGGCTTGGCCAGTAACGAGCACGTGGGTTGGGAAGCTAGACAGGTCGCGGGAAGCAGATGCCGTTAGAATGTTATTCCCAGCGGACTCTTTTCTATCCATCGACCTCTGAATTGTATACGCGGGGGGCTGCGCGTTATCCGGCTCCGAGACAACGATCGTAGTCGTATCATTAGGAGTCGGCTGCATCGTGCAGCCTAGCCGAATACATATCTGATTGAGGTACTGGTAGATGCCCACGCCAGGGTCGGGCTTGTTCTTCTGAAGCTTCGCCCTCATAGCCGCAGGACGAGGTGGTTTGCCCAAGCTTGCCCCGGTTTTAATGTTCCTGAGAACTACCTCGTCTGCTCCTACGACTCTCGTAATTCCTACTGGTCCCGCAGCTATCTTAATTGCGTCCCCAATAGACATCCCCTCCTGTAGCTTAACGGTCGGGTCTATATTGCACTCCACGAGATCGGCCATATAGTCACGCCCGCCAATAGTCATAGAAGAGTCGTCTCGAATCTCCGTGCGGTCTATCCGTCCAGCCATTACCGGGAGGCTGTTAACATAAATCTCTATAGGCTGAGCCTCCATCCCAACGAGGTCCCTCATGTGAGAGGCGGCCACCTCGATGCTGAAGGAGTCCGTGCTCTTAGTGTAATCGCTATCCAATTTGAAGGACTTGAAGACACTGATATGCTGGTTCAATAGCGGGAGCACGCAACCAATATCTGGGGGCTCCCTCTTCAAGGCTTACCCTCGATCTCGTCTAGCTTGTCGCTGATATAGTTAACCGCAGTATTTGGCGGAACTAAGGGGTGTTTCGAGAGAGACGGGTTAAGCCTAAGAAACCGATCTACTGGCATACCAACCGCAGATGCAAGATTTCCTATGGACTGATAGGACTTAGTGAGCATCGTGAAAATAGCCCTTCCGGGGTTAGCGAGTCTCTCCTTAGTGCTCTCGATGTTCGCTCGGATTCTTCTGCTCGACTTTAGGATGGGCCAGTTCGCAGGTTCCTCTAAGACGGAGATCGTTTCCTCCATCTTCTCAAGCTTAAAGAGAACATTGTTTAGCTTGGCGTCGATCTTATTTCCGAATCTCTCAATCTGGCGACCGAATCCGTCTATCTGTCCGAAGAGATCCGCGAAAGGTTCTGGAGGACCGAAGACGCCAGTCCTTACTAGCTCACCAGTAATGCTCTCTACGACAACTTCGGCAGTTTCCACCAGCTCAGCAGAGCTGGCGGCACCAACCTGTTGCCCCCAGTCGCCCTTATCAATATCCCCATCTAGGTTGGAAAGCTGCGCAAAGATGGCGCTAGTAGACGCGACCTTAGATGGCAGCTTCTCTACCTCGTCAATCTCAGGAGCGTATACAAAGGCGACATCGACATCTACGCCGTCCCGCTTGTTCATATCTAACGAGCTTGAGAAGCTGGTGCACTTACACCGAAAGTTGCCAAGCACGGGATCGTGAAGCTCGCCAGCGGTGGAGTCTCGGCACGCTACGATAAAGGCGGGAAGCGTAACGCTGAACAAGTTAGGGTCGTATGGTCCCCTGACGATACCCTGGCGAAACGGAATCGTATAAGTGAAGCTAAAGTTTTCCGCACCGAGAGATTCGATGAATGCGTTATCCCTGTAACCAAACTTCTGTCTCGCCAAGCTCTGAGAGAAGTCCACCTTCCGGCTAACGATAGGAACCTTTATCCCGCGCCAAGAAAGGGGACCTAGTTTCTTTAGTGCGTCAAACTTGAACTCCTCTTCAATCGGCATCTAATAGTCCTTATCCGTGCCTGGTGTGTTGCCGCGATTTAAGTTTGCATTGGCAACCTTACCCGCGAGATCGCCAACAGCTATAGTGTTATCTGCAATCGCCCCCTCTAGGTCTCCACTATCTAGTGAGTGAAGCGCAGAGATGGGCTCCGCAGTTGCAACTGCCGATCCTTTGCCGTACTCGAAATATTCACCCGGCTTCTCCGGTCCTTTCGGTCCTGTTAATGAACGGTGTGCGGCTAGCGTGCCCGTCATACCCATTAAGCCCTCTAGTGCCGACCCCCATAGACTTTTATCACCAACATTTTCCGTGATAATCTTTCCGCTCTTTCCGCGCTTAATATACTCACCTCCATAGGACGCGTCCTCTATGGAGTCTCCTCTTAGTATCCTTGTCCAGAAGTCCCCCTGCTTCTTACGGCCAATGCCGGTTTGTCCTCTTCTCTCCGCTAGCTGAAGCTCGTTCTCTCGATTGTCTTTAGCGTCCTGCCTCGCTACCTCCGCCTCTTTTCTAAGCTGCTCTATATTATGAGCTGCCACTAACACCGCGGCGGTAGCAGCGGCAGCGATTAGAGCTGTCCCCATCGCAGCAGCTACGGAGGCGGAGAGGCCGGCGCTTCCAACCGAAGTAGAGATTGCTACGCCAACCATGTGCCCTATACCGGCTGCGGCTATCTCTTTAACGAGTATAGCTCCGAGTATAGCTCCGAGTGTTGACCATGGAGAGTCGTGCATGGCTTTAATAAAGCCAGCAAGCCCCTTTGCTACGATTACAAACGCATCCCCAATATCTCCGGCTACTGGGACAAGAGCCTCTAGAACCTTTACGACTTCGGGTCCAAGCTTAGAGGCGATCTGCTCCCACGCTCGGGTCGCAACAGCCTTACTGGAACTCTGCGCGTACTTCTTCAGGGCTTCCCACGCCTCTTCGTTCGTCTGGGCGTCTGTGAACATCTTGAAATGCTTTTCCATTCCTTTGAACCCCAGGGCCATAGAATCTTTATCGAGTTTGCCACCCGAGTATTTCTTAATGAGGTCCATAATGGGCTCCGCAACCTTCTTTCCTCGGATGCTGAGCATGCCTTGCATCTCTACGATGTCGCCACCTGTGCCTCGGTAAAGCTCCTTCAAGACCCTGATAGGGTCAGTTACCCCGTGCCTGACCACCCCATACTTATCTGGCTCGGAATATGTATACGGGTCAACCAATGGCTGGCCACGCGCCGCTAGCCGGGCATTCATGTCCTTAAAAGATTTTTTCTTAGCGATAATTTTTATGTTATCGGTGAATCGCATCAAGGCAGTAGTCGCTTCAAAAGCATCTCTAGCTCCGCCAGAAACCGATAGCTGTGCAAGAGCGATGAACTGCTTTATGACATCCTCAATCGGACCCTTTACGTTCATGGTCGCGCTAACGAGCTTAGACATAACGGGTGCGAGGGTGTTAAACTCGATCATTCCCAGTTGGCCTTGCGCACCAGCGCTGTTCATGACGTTCATTGTTTTTTTCAAGGCGTCATTTGTAGAAATGTCACTGCCGTCGGCATTCTGCTCCTTTCTTATACGGTCGAAAATGAATGCCGCAGTTCCAGCTACAGCCTTCGGGTCAGCTCCGAATACCTGTGAGAAATCTCCGATCATTGGGGCAATTTTATCTGCCAGATCGCCGCGTCCGGTAATCTCCTGCCACTTCTGTAGCCCCTGTAAGACCTTTTCAGTGCTAACCCCGGTTCTCTGTGACGTTCCCTGAGCTATTGATTTAATGGAAGCCCCGCGTGCCGGTAGCTCTAAATACTGCTCTCCTTTCTTCACGGTTTTCGCAGCAATCCTGCTCTCCTGAGCACTGTGAGTGGCCATAGCTAGAAGACGGACGCGCTCGTCTATGTTCATCTCATATGAGAGCGCAGCTCCTCCAGCCGCGCCTGCGGCCATGCCGCCATACATCAAGCCGGCCCTTCCGACTCCGCGTAGAGACCTTCCGACTCCGCGAACCCCACCACCGACCACCTTCCTGCCAGTGGCCAAACGGTTCGCGCGGGTTCGTTCTACCGTGCGCTGGTGGGTTCTTGCGGCTTTCGAGGCTTCTCTAGTTCTCTTAAGCTGAGCTTGGTTTTCTATACGGCCAATCTCTTTAACAGCCCGTATCTTCTCCCTCTTGTTAGCCCTGGCTCTCCTAACCTGATTTTTCCGTTTTATCTTGTGAACCTTATGAGCAGTTTTGATTTGCTGTTGCTCTAGCGCGCCCAGTTCGCTCATGCGCTTGCCGTGCATACGCTTGGCGGTGCGATCTAGTCGAGTAAGGCCCTTCTGCTGCTTTTTATCACCTCTTACCGGAATAGGCGGCCTTTTCCCTTTTCCTCCTCCGGCTCCGCCTCCTACTATTCGGTTTACTTTAGCGTTATGCTGAGCCAAGCGTTTCTCCAGCGACGCTAGAGCGGCATGGACTGCCGGAAGCCCTATAACGCTAAAATCATACTGGAGTTTGGGCACTTAATCGTCCCTACCGTGCTTATGGATCATCTGTGCGTACCTGGCAGCTTCTTCTGTTGTGATAGAAATACCCGGATCGGGAAGATCGAGAGGTTTAGCGCTGGCTGCCCTCTGCCTATCAAGGGCGTTTTGCTCAGCTAGGAGGATCTTGTCAAGATGCTCAGCATCTTCGGATACCTCGTCCTCGCCGTCATTTAATAGGTTCAAACCATGTTTGATAACACTTGCGCGCAGCCTGCCAAAGAATCCAGTGCCAATAGCCCACCTCTTTTGGAGAGACTCCGAAATACCTTCCAAGCTCGAAGACTGGTAATCCAGGAGGGCTGACAGGCAGTATGCACGCTCCGACAACAACATGGTTAATTCTACCAATTGATGCCAGCTTAGCTGCGCTAAAGGGAAGCGGTTCCCTCCCTCCGCGAGGCGCGCAACCCATTCGTTTAACTCTTCTTCGCTGCCTATGTTCCCCTCGTAGGGTCCAAACTTGCGCTGGCACATCTCGTAGGCGGTAAATAGTACGACAAGCTCATCTGCCGTAAGCGTCTCCATGTCCTCACCGGAACGAAAGAGTCTAGCGTACTTCGGGGCTCCGCTATCCTCGGAGCCCTTAATGGGTTCGTCGGATACGCAAGCCATGGCTAATAGCTCTCTGGCTACGGCATCGCCATAGACCTCTCTAATCGTAATCCCCTCAAACTCTTTGGCTGGGATCTTTTTGTTCTTCAGCCACTCGTGGGCTCGTATCCTCGCCTGGTCGTGCTCTAACATGCGAAGGACCTGAATCCTCACACGAGACAGCGGCTTACCGTTTACGTCTTTCCTTGGAAAGTCGATTACCTCGCTAGGGCGAGGAGACTCGTTCAACCTGCGCCAAAGTTCGCTTGGCTCTACATCGTTTGGTGGTCCTGACATACGGACCTATATACAGCAAAACCCCCCGCGCCTGAAATAGCGCGGAGGGTCGAAAGCTGCCTTACTTTGAAAAGAGACTACTGTAGAGCGTTAAGCTCTCCCGTCCATGTAAACGTACCTTCTGTGTTTGCGTTTACGCTCTGGTTGATCGATACGTCGAGGAACTTACCGTTTCCGATATAGTCTACCTCTCCGACCGGGATCTGGAGAGTAACATAGCTCCCATCGGTACACGTTTGCTGGAACGGATACTCCTGCCCACCGATAGGGATGGCGAATCCGCAGCTAACGGTGCAGTCTCCGGAGCCAGGGGTAAAGCCAGCGAGTCCCTCTAGGGTATCCACCCGCTGCTGCCCGCTGTTGGTGGCGAGTTCGATGGACGTCATCTCCACCATATAGATTTGCTCGACGAATAGCGCGAGCCTAGCATGATCCTGTAGTGCTGCCATTTTTGTCTCCTATCAGCCAGTGCTGACCTCCGCTAATCGGAACGTGGTTTGATGAAGTAGATCGATAACGTGTAGGTCTAGCCCGACTTCTAGCCTGCCGCTATTATTGGGATCTTTAACTACCCGAAGACCATCCTTCGACTTTTGCGCCTCTTGGAGCTTTGCTGCATCAGCGAACTCCTGCACAAGGTGCTTAACGAAAGGCTTATATTGGTGAGGGGTAACGACGTTGCGATAGAGCTTCTGATTCGTATTGACGGTTCCGTCAGAGAGCAGCTCATCTCCCTTTAGCTTCTTGTTGCTAAAGTTAAGAATGTGCCGAAGCAGCAGCGTGTCCGTATACTCGTCAGCTACGGAGATCCTATGAGTCTCGGCTGCCCGGAAGTCATCTACAACTCCGCCTGCCCCCTTGCTCCTAGTGGTGATTGTCATCACGACGGAGCTGTTTCGACTATCGCTTGCGATAGGGGTAATCCCGTCGTTGATAGCGTCGTTTTGGTCGTCGAAGCTCGGCCAATCTGTCTCGGAAAAGGCTGGGAGAATTTGCCACTGGGCACTATCACGGAACCCGTCAAAGTTATAAGCAGAGTCCAGCTGCTCGTACTTCTGTCGGATGCCCAGCATGTTGCCCACTAGCTCGGCTGGATCTGCCTCTCCGTTAGGCTGCCACACCATCTGGAGCCTCTCGTAGTTGCGGGCCGTAGCCAAGGTCTGTGCCGTACCGAGAGAGCCGTTGTACCCTGCGATACCGACAGATCGGAGTCCGGGGATAGGCTCGCTCTTGTTGCTAATATGAGAAACGATGCTCGTTAGGTTAGCTGCATCGAAGGTGGAGAAGCCCATGTAGTAGAATCGTGCCTGGGTAATGTTGGCTAGCGCACCGACAAGTCCACTGTTCTCAGTAATAGCGCCATCTACGCCCGCTGTACCCGTTCCGAGTCCGAGGGCTGCTCCACTAGTAGCAACCGTTGTCCCCGTATTAGACGAGATTATCGCCCTATATCGGATAACCGGCACGGTGCCGTCGCCCTGACTCGCCCCGGCAATCTTCGCGGTGAGAGTGATGACGCCCATGACAGAGGTAGCAATAACCGGAAGCCACGTTCGGGAGTTAATTACGGCCGCCATCGTGGTAGCAAGGGTAGTAATAGTAAACGTATTATCGTACCCAACCGAGCAGACCTCTCCGCAGATAGTAACGGAAGAGATTCCAGTAGCGGTTGGGTCCACTACATAGGTAACGGTACCTGCCGCGGTAACGACACCAGCCCCGCTTGACGGAAGGTACGGGAGGCCCCAGATTTTGGCATCGTCATTAACCTGGAGAAGTTTGCGCGCAGCTCGGTGTAGAGGAGAACCAGCTCCAGCTCCAGCGATAGCGTCACTCTCTGAGTTGATCGCGTTAACGGTTTCTTCTGCCCATGTAGTGCCGGCTGCAAGCTGCGGCATAACTAGAATAATTTCGCGAGCTTCGGCTGCGGCCGTACTTGGGCCTTGGGCGAATAGGATTTCGGCATATTGGCCAGGAACCTTAAAGGTACTCGGAACGCCAAGAATGGGAATGAGGGCCATAGTGATCAGTCCTTATTAGGGTTGGTAATTGAGGTTTTTCGGTGCGGCTTTGATGGCACCCATTCGCCGTCAACGTGGGAGACGCCAACGAACGGTACGCGACAGTATTTTGCCGTAGCCTTATCGGCTGCCCACAGGTCGCCCCTGCCGCAAATCCGAGCTAAGCGCATGCCCATCCGGCTAGAGGCTTCGGCGGCGAATGGCTCATCGGAGGCAGGTAGCCGGTTTTGATCATCTTGCGTTCGGCCCACATACCTTGGGCGCTGCCCGACTAGCGGGCTCTGAAACGGAACGCTTACTAGCGCCCCATGTTTTGCATAGAATCTTAACATCATATTTCCCTCAAAATTTAGCAGCCAACTTGTTCATCCCAATGGTCAGCTCTACACCGAGAAACGTATAACCCTTAAGTACACCAGACCAGAGCCATAGATAGGGACGGTTGCCGGGGTGCTGAACCCAAGCGAACCTTGCTGGGAAAAGGCCGCCCTTCGGCCAGTCGAATACTAACACACGGGAGTTTTTCGCACGTATTACGTGACCCGGAGTCCCCTCCTCAGTCATAATCGCGTAGGGGAGAGTGTTGAATACCTTTGCGGTTATGCGCCTCGGATGAAGTCGCACCTTACTCTTAGTTCTTTTCATTAAAGCGCTAGAGCGCTCCTTGAGCCCCGATGAGCCGTCCCTAGACTTCTCTATCATCACCGCCGACGCCTTCACCACAGCGTCTATGGCCATTCCCCGGTTCTCGTGCTCAAAGCCCCTATGGTGTGCCTTAAGATTGGACAGCCCGATGATAGGTCCGCTCATTACGGCTCCGGGATTCCGTGGTTAGGAACTAGCACCACCTCGGTTAGGGCATCAACGACCTCCGGCAGCACTTCATCTTCTCCGCCCACTCCAAGAACAATAGAAGACCCCTCGAAATCTGGTACCGTGTCGGCGTCTGCACCATCCAACTCGGTAGTCTTAAGGTCCATATGCAGAGCGTGGAACTCCATCCCCTCGTTTTCTTGCCCGTAATTTGCAGGACCTTCACTCGACTGGGTTATTTGAACCGTTGAGAAGTTGCCCTCCCCAGGTCCAAACTGAAGCGCACCATCCTTATAAGCCGGGTGGCCGCGACGCCTAATACATAGCTGGATGATGTCTTTGACTCCATTTAGGGCTCCTCCGAGCCGCCTAAAGTCGGCCACAGACAGAGGCCCAAGAATATAATCAAACCCCCAGGTCTGCGTGATGCGCTCTCGCGCTAGTGTAAAATCGTCATGGATGGCAGTTGTTCGGTATAGGGCAAGAAGGGGGTAGGTGAGCTTTGTCTCCCGCAGAACGCTTCGTCGTGGAGGATCGTAGGTCGTATCTGATACAGGCATCGCTCCGCTAAGTCTGGTAGACGGAGTGACAACAGACCACGCTGATGTCGGCTCGATAACAGTTAGGCTCTGGGCGAACTCCATGTTGATCGCCGCCTTAAAAAGCGCGATCATGTTATCCCGGCCCGGATCGGTAACGCTGAATAGGTTGGTATTCTGTACGTCCGCTGACGTTATAGGGAAGCTGGCTCCTCCAAAGTTGCTATATAGCGAGTCAATCATTACCGAGCCCTCTCTAGAATAGCCCTGTACTGAAACGTCTTATCGGAGTGTAGGGCCTTCAGCCTATATATTGCCCCGTTGGGGTACTGAGGCCCGGTGAGGACATAATCGAAGAGAGTGTTGTCTGCCGGGTCCTGTCCTAGTGTGGAGATTGCGGTTCCGCCTCCCGGAAAGTCCGGAGTGATCGGACCAACCTCTACGGTAGAGGCATCGTAGCCTCCGATAGCTATCTCCTCGTCAGTTAGCCACCTGACCTTGGGCGGCTGACCATTAAACTCCGTTATGTCTACGGTTGTAACCGTCTCCGTGCCCTGCCCAGGCTCCACACCACTCCACTCTCGGAGTACAACCTTTACGGTATAGGGGCGAATCTCAAAGTCTTGTCCAGGGATAGCCCTAAGCTCGTAGCAGAGCTTTCGGATGTCGTCCTTGAACCCCACTCCCTATCGCCCCCGTCTGCGCCTAGTCGGCTGCTCCGGCTGGTCCTTGAAACTCTCAACCTGGGCCAGCCTCTTCTCTGCTGCTGTCTTAGACTGGTATGTTCCTAAAACCTTACGGTTCCCATCGGAGTCCTTCGTCTCGCTAAGGACTCTCCATTCGTTCTTGCCAGCCGTCTTTCTAATCATATCAGTATACCTCCGCGATCTGTCCCGCCGACTGATTCACTCTCCAGAGATTAACTACACCCAGGCAACTAGCAAGCTCGTCCCTCCACTTCATCTGTAGGCTTTCGAGCTGCTCGATACGTCCGATCTCAGATCCCGAAAAGGACCCAAAGAACTCGATCTCATCTACGCGCTTAATTCCGGCAGTGCTTACAGACAAAGACCCCAGGCTCTCGCTAAGAGAGTGGAGCCTGGTAAGGATCTCTCTTACGATGCTCTCGCCGCCCTCTACCGTTACCGGGTAAGTCCCGGTGTGGGCGTTAGACAATAGGACCGTAATCGTATTCACTCCGATAGATTGTACTGTAGCAAACTCTTGCCGCGAATCTATATCCACAACTACGCGATCTCCAGCACTAAACCCAGTGCCAGATGCGAGAGTTAGCGTGACGGGGGCCGGAGTAGCCGAGGAGGTTACGATAGTGGTAGAGGTAGTAGCCGCTCCAGATTCGATATACGTCTGTATAATCTGGTCAAAAACGGCCACTACTGAGACATACGGCTCAGCGCCCGCATCAAGAGTATTGTATCCAAGTTCGTACTTTACCCTTGTTAGCTCGCTAATGAGCAGAGCCATCTGCTACACCATGTCGTCGGCAATATAATTGTACGAGATCGTACAGGTATCTGCCGCCAAACCAGCAGCCCCAGCAACCATAACCGACACGCGCGAAAACCTGTTGCCGTAGCAAGCGTCTGGCGCGCTGAGGATATGAGTATTGGAGTCTCCCGCTACAGCTTGTGTGACATAGAGAGCGTTATTGGCAACGGTTGCCAGGTGCCAGGTAGCGCCGTCGATAGACACTTCCCAGATAGGCGTAAGGGTGATCATCGCCGTTCCGGCCACAAGCACCACAGTGGAGCTTAGGGTTCCCGTTTTCGCTCGCCCCATTTGCATGATCGATCCGGCAGCAGACGAGCCAATTCCTACCCCGATCAGGGTAGGCGATGACTCGGCATAGCCGTTAACAATTAGTTCATTAAACGCCATTCGGGTATCTCCTCAGTCCGTCGTAATTCGGGCAATGAAGCGGTGATCCAAGGTCGCGAAGCCGGCGTACCAAAGCCAGATAACGAGAGCGGTCTCACCATAGTTGTCTTGCGTATTATATGCGGTTCGCGGCATTTCTCCGACACCGCAGCCAACACCTCCAGGACCAAATGCTTGCGCATAATGAATCTGGACAGCGTTTGCGTTAGTAACCTGCGTAAGAGTGGTGCTCTTAAAGATGTCGAAGTTTCCACACGACCTCCAGTAAGCACCCTTCCAGAGCGGATTGAAGTCACTCTCGAAAACGCTCAGCCGATTGAACTGAGCATCCTGCGCGAGTTGCTCGCACTGGCGGGGATGGAGGACGAGGACCCGCTTGCCGTTGGCGAATGTCGGGATATTCAGCGTGTCGAGCTGCGTCTCCGTGGACTGAATAAGCCGGAAACTGAACGGGAACGACCCGGCAATTACAGACGTATTATCGTTAACCATTCCGTTCGGCCGCACGGTAGTTGCCGCATTGTCGAACAGCTGCACACCCCAGGCATCCAAAGTGCGATCGAAGTCGCGCTTTAGGTTCAGGGCGACAATCTGAGCGGGCTTATGAAGCATTACCGAGCTATCGAAGCGATCGATACCGTATGGGGCAACGCGCACGTTAGCCTGGTCAAACGGACCAGCGAACCTCTTAAGGGTAATCGGAACCTGCTCGGAGGTAACCGTAATCGGAGTAACGCTTACCGTGCTCCCGCTAGGGACTTCACGGCTTGCCTCCGTATAGGTTGTGTTCGCATAGGACGGGCGATTCATGCGAACCGTCTGACCTGGAGCGCTCCCAAGCTCGGCAATTACCTGGATGCTAGCATCATATAGGTCGTCGCTAAGGGAGAGCCGTGCAGCCTCTGCATCAGAGTCCGAAACGTATGGAGCACCACGGTCACCGAAGCTTCGACCGGGCAAGAAGCCCAGCATACTAGGTCCTTGAAACGATGCACCTAGCGCAGCCTTGATAAGCTTGGCGTGGAGGTACTTCGGCTCAGGCTGCGTAAGCAGCATGGCGCTCGTGAAGTCGAAAAATTCTTGGGGTAGCGTCGCGCGGTTAATCAATGGCATTGTGCCGGTCTCCTAAATCGCCCGCTGCCTCCTGTGCTAGCTTCGGGCCAGTTTTGCGTTTTCAATGTCAGCCCAGTGCTGTAAGCGATACTGGGCTGCCATCAAAGGGTTTTGTTGCTCCATCGACTCGTAAGTCGCTAGATGGTTATTGGTTACTGGTGTGCTACCCGGCGCAGGCGAGGGTACAGTGGGAGCCGTCGTTGCCGGAGCAGCTACAGCTACCCCCGGCCTTTGTGTCGTTTCGATTACCCATGTGGGACGAAGCACCCGGATGGCGCTAAGTTGCTTTTCTGGATCATCTCCAGCCACGGCAACAACAGCAGCCTGGTGCCCGTCGCTAAGTACGGACATTTCACCCTGAGCCTGCTGCCTTACGACCTCCATGAGGGCGCTATGCTTCTTCGCAATAGTCTCAAGCTCGACATTTCTCCCAGATATGCGCTCAAGCTCAGTCTTCTCTCGGTCTTGGCGGTTGCGAAGCTCGGTAAGAGCCGCCTTTACGTCGTCAACATTTTCAGCGCCCAGGTCTCTCAGGATCTTCCTGCGCTCCCTATCTAATCGATCGGGGAGCCAATGAGGGTCGCCCTTTGTTGAGGGCGTCTTCGCTTGGGGTACAGGGGTATCGATCTCAGGCTGGTTCTGCGCGCCTACTTCTGCCGGCTCCGCTGGACTCTCTTCAATCTTATTCTCTTCGCTCATTGTCTCCGACCTTTCCCGTTGTCGTCACGTTGTTTTTAATTAGCACCTCGGTCGAAACCGAGGCCGATTAAGCGTTTGCGCTCTGTCGGTAGGTCACCTGGAACGCGATGGGGCGGTCCCAATCGGAAGCCATAGCGGTCGCGGCACGTTCGGTGAAGTCCTCTTGGAGAAGCTCGCATGTGATGACGTTTGCGGCCACCGTACATGCTCCTGCCGAGACCACGGCTCCATCCTCGTCCCCGGAGGCGATGAACGCTGCCTGGAGAATCGTGATGTTCTTGCCTGAGCGTTTGCTCTCCTGGATTGCCACGGCGGGACTGAAGGTAGCGTCGTCGCCCTGATCATAAGTGCCAGCGATCCACTGTACGCTGCACATGCAGCTCTCCACTTCGTTCTCCACTCCGCTAACGGTGTGAAGGAGGCTAGCTCCATTTGCTTGGGTATACTGACTGACAGCCACCGTTTGTCCTACTACAATCGCCATTTCTCTTGCTCCTGTTTACCAAAGGAGGACCACTGTGGCGGTTGTGCCTGTAGCCCTAATAATATCTGCTCTCATCGGCACCGGAATACCCGCCGCCAAAGTCAACGTCACGTCTAGATCGTCTTCCACTCCGCGACATATAACGTCCCCGGCTACGTTTGGGAATAGGCTACGAGGAGCGGGGCTAACCCACGTATCCCCAGCCTGTATATCCATTACGTCAACAGGGTCGATGTCCGTCTGTACCCGAGTAATAGTCTGCACGGGCTGAGTGAATTTAACCGTCGCTCCAGCAACGCCAGTAACCGACTGGGTTCGGGAGTCTCCACCCTCAATCGGAGTATAGGTTAGCGTTACGACTGGGGCAGCCGCTCCTGCGCCAAGTGTAACCTGCGGGAGCCTCGTTGGAGCAAACTCTGTAAACGGCCCGGTGCTATCATCGATCGGGGCACCGGCAGCATACTGCGCCACGTAATTAACAACTGCCAGAGAAACCAAACGTGCTCTCGTAGCCGAGGAGGTGCTGGTCGTAAGGGCGTTACTACAAGCCGCCTCCAGCATTGGTCCAGTCATCGGCATATGCTAATCACCCTTCTTGGAAAACTTCTTAGTTTTCTTAGTTTTCTTAGGGATAGAGGCTGGAGCTGGAGCTGGAGCTGGAGCTGGAGCTTGCTTTCCGCTCCATGACGCTTCGCCGCAATAGGGGCAGGTCGGTGCTTCGCCAGACTTATTTACATATCCGCAACATTGGCATGTCTTCATTCTTCTTCGCTTTCCTTTGCTGCCGCCAACATGCGGTCTACAAGCTCTAGCTCGCGAACGCACCCCTGAAGATCCTCGATCCTCTGAAGAAGCCACGTTCGTCGCGTGGTCATCTGCTGGATCAGGCCCTCAACCTCTACGGGAGAAGTGGGGAGAGCAATTACGTTACTAATCCCAGGAGACTCTCCCAGGGAAATCATATCCTCATCCTCTTCTTGGAATACATCCGGGGACTCGGAGGGTAGCGCGGCAAAGCACTCCGGACGCGGGCATCTGCGAGAGAAAGTCCCGTTTACCTGCATCTCCATCCACGGGTTTATCGCGCTATCGCAGCTAGGGCAAATCATGCAGCAGCCTCCTCTTCCCACTCGTAGTAAGTCGGAAGCACGACTAACATCAAGCCACATCGACAATTCGGATGCACTGGTGGATCACCAACAGAGAAAGAAACCCCAGCGGGACGAATCTTTCCGTGCTGAGTTTCGCATATATCACAAGTCCTGCGATCCATAGCGGCATCCCACTCGCTGAATATGAGAAGCGGTGTTGCTATACGCGATATAGGCTTCTCTTTCTCCAGCTGAACCATCTCTCCCTGACGTTCGTCATTCCAGGCATTAGAAGCTTCGGTGACAGCCACCATCTTTATGCGAAATTCTTGTCGGTTGGTAGCCTGAGTTGCTGATGCAGAGGCCGACTCCCCGTCTGCCGCAGCCATAATGGCGGATTCGCTCCAATAGCGAGAGAATCTAGAAGCCACATAGTTAGCTCTTTGCTGATCTGAAGCGATCGATCCGGCAACTCTATGGAGTTCTCCACCCAGCTCCGGCGCAAAGCTCTCAATAAGACTCATTTCTCTTTGGATAGACAGGTGACCCCTTGCCCTAGCAAGTGTGCGTCCAGCAAAAATAGCCTGAGCCACGTTTTTCTGGATAGCACCGGCAGCTTCTGTGATTGCCGGGATCGTAGCTGGGCCGCGAGCGGCACGCGCAGCCTCCTTAACCCCCACGGACAGGGCTTTCTGCAACCGTGCCTCCGCGTAAACCATTCCCGCCAGGCTTAGCTTCGTCTGTTTCTCTCTCTGTTTCTCCGGAGGTGGTCTCATCTAGTGCCTTCAGTGCCTTTTCCCAACTTTCGGCATGATGATCTATGTCATGCCTCATCTTAAAGGCGTACTCTTCTGGATTCTCTATATCGTAAAATGGGGCAATACGCTTAATGGCAGTCTCTTGAGTGATAAGGCCACTCATAAGGTCTTCTCGGACAATTCTGTTTATTGCATCAGCGTCGATCGCTGTTGGCTCAAAGTAATCACCCCATTGTACGTTTAGGGGCGGAGAAAACCAGCGCAATCCAACAACATCCTGACCCGCGGTCACGGTTTGCTCAAACTGTTGAAGGGCTACAGCCAAATCGTTTTGACCAGCGAGGTAAAGCCGGCCCTCTCCCGTGCGAACCACAGACAATACCACCCTTAGAAGCATGTTGAGGGCAGGACGCATGAAACCATCCTCGAAATCGGGGCGAATCGAGTCGCATCGGTCTGTCTGTCGTCTATATAGCCACTGAAGGGCGCGTCCAGACAGGTTACCGGCAGATCCAATAGCATTCTTAATGTTGCTGGGGTCTACACGTACCCAATTAAGCGCTTCGGCTATTTGCTCACGGAGATCGTTGACGTTTTGTTGGATAGCGTCGAGCGCTCCCGGTGGTAGCGAGAGAAAAGCCACCTTGGAGTCCTTGGATGGGTACCTCCATACGACGCCAGGACCCTTCTTACGAACCCCCGAAGTAGCCACAGTCGAACCACCCATGCTCCACTTAGCATTTTGCTCCTTTATAGCGGGGCTCTCTCCAGCATAGTGCCTAATAGGCTGCGCCATGCGCCCCGTTGGTGCCGGGTTGTGGTCGGGGTCCACCCCAATCTCTACGGGTTGAGGGTCGCCAGCATAAAGCGCAGCACGATCATGTTGAGACAGGCTTCGGTTTAGGCAATCGATCTCATCGAGAACATATTCATGAATAGGATGCCCGTCGATCTCATTGACCGTTCCATTCTCTCGGTCAAAGGCATACCAAACAACCGGGCAGAATCCGAAATTGTGGTCATACTGAAACTCAACCGCCCACCTATCTGGCTCCTCTCCGTCCTCGTGAGCCTTTGCGGGCTTATAGGTGATGTCTGAAATGTCAGTGATTACACGACGATATAGTAGTGTTTCGACTTTCCACTTCTTGGTTTGAGTATCCTTATACTGATTGAGATATGGATACCGGATCTCAAGACTCGTTATTATAGACGGTCTCTCTCTATCAAAAACTGGGGTACACCATTTGGCACGAGTGTTCTCGATTACGAGCCTTCCGTCTTTTACGGCAACGATAGCCACAGACGTTCCACACCCCATGGCAGCACCGAGAGATTGTCTGCAAGCCTGCTCAAATCGACTCTGATCGATAATGTTGTCGATACCACGATCAAGTCTCTGCTTACCCTCATCTGTAAGCATAAGAGCCTCGTCAAAAGCTGAATTTTCTCCAACCTTTACGGTAACTGTTGGCCACCTACCCTCGCCCATCGCCAGGCTGATAAATGACTCAATCGCCTTCGCGGCCATAGGCTCGATAACTGTTGGCGCACGCTCAAGAAGCGGAACAGAATCATTGTACCAACCGGGCATCCCCTCATACTGGGTTCCGATTACATAGCGCTCAAAGGTGTCGAGGCGCAAAAATCTTGGGTTCAGATTTGCGCTAACCTCTTTCTGGGCCTGAGCCCAATTTTCAGCAGTCTTCTGCATTAAAAATAACCTCCACGTCCTTTGGGATGCACCTACCGGCTATGTGTGGCCCACAGCTAGGACATAGCGACGGAGATCCTTCGCCATCCTCATTGCACAGCTGACATCGGAACAGCGATATATCTGCCGCATTTATCATATCGCGACCCCTGATCCACAAACTCCAAAGAAGACCCAACTGTAGGTACTTGGGACTCATACCAAGCTCGACTTTCCGCTCCACGTAAGCCGAATACGGGGCGGCTCCCCAAATCGGCTAAACAGGGCATATCTCAACGCATCCATAGAGTGATTGTTTCTATCCTCAATCGCGTCCAAGAAGCTCTCGCGATCTCTTGGGTCTCTCTTGCGTCTATAGGTCCTAAGCTCGCGTATCGTCTCTTTGCAATGAGGCGAAATGTAGAGCTTGGCCCACTGTTGCCCGGAGTCGCCCTGAATCATCAGCTTATCCGCGACGCAAAAAACACCCTGCTCGACCCGGTTATCGCCTTTATTGATATTGATACTAGCGTCACGCCGCAAGGTCTCTATGCTCGCTGGCTGCGAGGGATCTGCGATCCACTTGGCATCCGGATACCTTTGCTTGATCTCGCGAGCAAGGTCTGTCCACCAGCCGAGAACGCGGCTCCTTTGATAATGCTCCTCAATAAGCCAGCACTGAGCATCGGCCCCATGGCCGGTTACTCCGATGACTATGAATACCCCAGGATCAGCATATCCCCAGTCAACTCCAACGAGAACCTCTGTGAAGTGAGCATGACGCTCGGGAACTCTTATATGAAAAGACTCAGTGAATAGGTCGTAAACAAGCCCCTCGGCGGAATCGAAGTCAGCCAACCACTCGCGCCTGAATATGCTTTCTGGAGTAGTGGCGCGTGCGTCCTCAACAGCTTTTGGATCAACCGTCTCTGGGCAATCCTCGTAGGTCGCATGAAAGGTGCTGTATGCGGGGTACTCGTCAGAAGCCCCTAAGCGGTGGATATTATACAACAATCCATGTCTTCCGCGTCGTGGTGTCCCTCCCACTACTCTCATCTTTAGGCTATGCGGCTCTGAGAACCACGGGACAGCGACCGAGTGAAAGACCTCGGTATCCACGTCATCGCACTCGTCTACCAGAACAGCGTCGCACCGCACCCCTCGACCATGCTTAGAGTTGTGATCGGTAGCGGGAAAGGGTTGTATCCACGATCCTCCGGGGAAGGTTATACGCCACCGAGTTTTATCCAGGCGTCCACCGAGAAAACTCCAGGTGTCGCTAAGCTCATCCTCAATATGAGAAGCGTGAACGTCTTTGAAGTGCTTGAGGGTATCCATAAGAACGACGATACGAATCCCCTTGGTTCCTCCAAATGTTCCCTTCCTTACCTGTCCATCATACTGCGCCACGCTCATCCACATGATGTGACGCATGAACCAGGATTTTCCGCAGCCTCGGCCCCACGGAAGACATACGGTTCTACCAGGACCGATGTCTTGATAGGCAGCCCATTGGGGTTTGTTGAGTCTGAGGTCTACGTCGGTCACTCTTTTTCGACCGTAGCAGGACCTATCACGTTGATCTGTACCTTTTCAGAGGTGCCTTCGCGATGGTCGCGGCGCTCGCGTCTTCCCCAGTTATCCGGGTACTTTCTTTCGAGCCACCAGGCTGCGGCTGTCCACTGTCCTGAAGTTGCCTCTCTAGCTGCCTTTTGGATAACGGCAACCGCTTCCACTTCAGCTAAGCCCTCGGCCTTTTGAACAGCCCCAGAAAATTCGATGAACGGGATCTTGCTGTCATCAAGGGTGACACCTTCATCCCTGTTCCTCTTAGCCTCGTCGCCTAGTTTGATCCAGTTAAGCATCGTGCTGTAGCAGATCCCACCAAACGCGCAGGACGCGCGGCGGTTATTGCCAGCTCGGAGGGCTTTGCAAACTGCCGTTTGGATCTCTTCATTGAGCAAAAAGGGTCTAGACATGGTTGGGTATCACCGTAAATACTACTATGGCCACGAAAGCCTCATGATCTCGGGGGCACTACTACTATACGTGCAGATGATGCAGATAGGTTTATCCTGAATGGTGGCTATCTCAGGAACCTAGCTCGTCATAAGCCCTCTCGACAACCGCCATAACTGTATCTGTGATGTTATCTGTTCCGTGATTTGGTGCTAGCGCTTTAATCCAAGCCATGAGGGCCGGGTGTGTATCGGCATCAAGGAACAGCTGCACGATACGGACATGGGAGGGGTGGTCAGCTAGTGGGTCAGCGTCAATGACAGATCCTGGGATAAGCGTATCTTCTTCATTTGCTTGAAGTTCGTCCGCGTCTACCTGATTAATTTTCATTAGCGCGTCGAGATCGAATCCTGTTGCATCGAACAGTTCATTATCTTCGTCGCGCAGTTCCTCCAGGAGCGTGGATAGCGGGTCACTTTGCCAGTGGCTTTTCTCTGCCGTCCTATTATCGGCAATCATGTATGCCAAAGCCTGTTCCCTAGTAAGCGAAGAGACGTGGGCATTGATTTTTTTCCAGCCCAGCGAGCACGCGGCGGTATAGGTCCCGTTTCCAGCGATAACATCTACGCCATTGGGAGCTAGTACGATGGCTTTCTGTTGGCCGAAGTGCTTAAGGCTCTTAGCAATATCGAGAATTTGCGGGTCATCGTGCCCTCGTGGGTTTCTCTCGTGGCATCTGATGCTCGTCACATCTACCAGCGAAACCTTAAGCGTGCCTGGTCCCTGCTTATTGGAGCTGACTTGCTTCATTAAAGACCTCTCCCCCTGGATCGACATACTTCTCAAGCTTGGAGATCGCCAGTCGGTTTTGCCTAACCCGCGAGCCTAGCACCCGATCACGTTGCCGAAGCTCAACGAGCCTCTCCTCCATGTGCCTTATGTACTCTCGTAGCTTTTCGGCAACCTCATCCCTTCCGCTAACAAGCTCAGGACAAAACTGACGGATCACAGCGTGGGTCACATACAGAGGCGAGTTGGCCCCCGACCCCAACCGGATCAAGAAATTTTCACCACACCTCTGCTCTTTGGCACGGAGCTGTCTCCGAAGCCTCTGAACAGCCGCGGAACTATCCCCGTACCCAAGTTGTATGGATAGCTCTTTCAGAGTTATGTAACCATGTAGTGCCGACACCCATCCACCTCTCGCACAAAAGCCTGCACCCTATCGCGAATACGACGCCTTCTTCCCTCTCTGTCCCCACAAAACCCACCGCGGGCCTCCCTATACCTGCCATGGGCCTGTTCCAACAGCTCCGAGACCATCTTCCGTATCTGAGCAGACTTATAACCCTTCCTCGCATCGGGCGCAGATCGCAACAGAGCCTCGACCACTGCACCCCCCGAGTCCCCATACCGTGACCTCAACTCAGGCCGCACCCTCTTAGAAGAGTAAGCACACCGCAAAATATTACGATCACGCAGAGTTAGGCTCTTAAGGGCACTCCTGACCACAGCTCCGCGCCTAGCAGCAGCGCACTCACTAGCCGTGGGACCTAAAATTGAGTCCCCTCCCCCCAGAATCCCATCCTTATAGTTGGAGCTGATGCCCGTTTCGGAGTCGCTGGACTGGTAATACCACCGTAACTCCGAAGCCATGGGAAACTGAACCATACCTACTCTGTATCACATTGAACAACCCCCCTTCAAGGTGGTGATTTTTTTTGTATGGTCACTTTCAAAAGTGGATTTTCCTAGCGGGGGAGGGCGCAAGGGCATTTTCTTCTAGAATAGAGGGTACCCCCCCTCTCTTTCCCTAGTGATTACATACACTTCCAGGCGAAACCAGCCCTATCGGGCATAGGGGGAAACCTAACGATTCCGGGTGGTTGCACCTATCGGCAATAGGGGCCGGTTTCGGGGCTGTTCTGCTATCGCGCAAGCCCGATCGGGGCTAGCCCTAACGCATGGGGGCTTTGCGCTAGCGGGTGGCCGATCGGCTATGTCGAAACAGCCCCCCGGGCTAGTGCGCTAACCCCCGATCGGTATGCTCACCCTATGCGAGCCCCCCCGGGGGCACGGGGCACGCTA